TTCTTTATTCATTTGGTAACCCCCAATCTTTACAAGGACAATCTTTTCCACAAGTAAAGTACTCGCCTTTCTTTTTTCCATACCACTTCTGAGATTTTAACAACACACCCAAAAAACAATCTTCTTCTGTGCTGTCCTCTTCTCTTCCTTCCTTCTGCTTTGCTTTCTTTGTAACCATAATATACCAAGCCGAAAATACCTTATATACTTTTCGCAAGTCACAACATAATAGTTATAAAACACATATATCTATATACCCATATTTTTTATATTTTTATTACTTTTTAGTAGTGGTGGGGCTTTTGTTCCTACTGATAAGTGAAAAATAGGGCTTAGCAATGCTATTATTTTCCCAAAAAAATATAATATTACCATATAAGGTTTACCTAAATATATACCCATAAGTATATAGGTAACTAAATCGCTACCTCATAGGTTTACCTAATATACCTAAATACATACCCAAAGGTTTATATATGGGGGGTACCTTTGAATATTATGAAACTCGTAAAGATAAGTTTAGAGAATTATGAATGGTTAAAAAATTTCGGCACAAGTCCTAACAAGGGACTTGACCACCTACGGATACTCAAACCCTTACAAGATAAATTAGATAAGATAGAACAGAAAGTAGAAATACTAGGGGAAAAGTATTTAAAGGGGGGTATATATAAAGATTAGTAATGGAAGAAGAAAAGACATACCCAAGAGGAAGGCCGAAAGATTTGAATAGCGAAAGAAAACCAATCCACGACGAGAGTAATGCTCAAAACGCACATAAGGAATTAGAAAAATTATCGGATAGAAAATTTTTAGATAAGATTTACAAAGTAAAAAGATTAACCCTCAATAGAAATAATAAAACTGCTTTCGCACTTTTACCTAATGCTTGGGTAAGGTTTCTGGGTTGGACACACGAAACTAAGATAGCACTTTATTTTGATGTTATTGATAAGAGGATTGTGGTTGAGGAATATGATGAGCTGTTAGAGGATAATTCCGATGCACGAGATAAAAGTAAATTCGGCACTTTGGGTGTTACGGCGAAAAAGAAAGATTGGTATGGATTGGATAAGGAACAAGTGGAAGAAGCAATTAAGTTAGAAGAAGAAAACTCTGATACAGAGGAAGTGGAAATATGAAAAAGAAAATAAAAACGACAGCACTAAGTAAATTTTGGAGTTTGTTATTAGCGATTGCTATGACTTTAGGATTACTTTGGTTAATTAAATCATTGTGGATGGCCTTATGGTAATCACGAATGATAAGGTGAGGATACCTACACAGAAATATACCCCCACGATTGAATTTGATAGGGCACAGGCAGATAAAGAACTAAATTCAGGGATTTATACTGATGAGGAAAAAGAACTCATTAGAGCCTTCCTAAATCGATTATGATGGAACAAGAACCCAAGTTCAATTATATCAAATTGGGAATAGATATTTCTAATTTGGTTAGAAGCACATTGGGTCCGAGAGGTATGAATAAGATGTTGGTTAAGGGCGAGGAAGTTATTTTGACTAATGATGGTGCTACGATTATGAGAAATACTAAAATTGATAATCCCATTGGCGGATTATTTAAGAAACTTGCAGAAGGGCAAGAGAAAGCGATTGGAGATGGAACAACCACAGCATTAATATTAACAGGGCAACTACTTGAGAAAGCTATGGAGTTACTTAACAAGAACGTTCATCAAACAACAGTTATTAAAGGATATAATTTGGCGCGAGATAAATGTATTGAACATTTAATCCAATCTCAATATGCTGGTAAAAAAGAAGATTTAATCCTAACAACCTTCGGAAGTAAGATTAACAAGAAATTAGCAATCCATCTGGCAAGTCTATTGAAAGAAGCAGATAGGAAGAAGTTAAAGATATTTAAGAAAAAGAACTCAGACCCATTAGGTTCCCAGATTATCAAAGGTTATGCTTTTGAAGGTTATACGATAAATGATAGAATGCCTCTTGAAGCAGAAGGTAATGTGGCCGTCTTGGAATTGAGAAGTAATTTAGAGTTCAGTAAGATACAAGCAAGTAATGCGAGTGATTTGGAAGATATTGAAAACAAGCAGAAAGAGTTTATGAAGAATATCGCAGATAAGCTGGAAAAAGAAAATGTTAAGATTTGTTTCTATTCCGACACAAATCCATTGTTCGAGAACTATTTGACTAAGAAGGGTATTATGAGTGTGGTGGCTTATGCGAGAGACCATATTGATAATATTTGTTTGGTGACAGGCGCAACAGCAATCCAAGACCCAGATGAAGAATTTAAGGAAAGTGTGGGATTAGGTAGATGTATCTATGATAAAGAGACTACTACAATTATCTTAAAGAATAAGGCAAGTAAAATTCAAACACTTCTTCTTGGTGGGCAGACAGATAACACTCTTGATGAAACTGCGAGAGCAGTAGATGATGTTATGGGGATTTTAAGACACGACACCATGGTAGTAACAGGTGCGGGAAGTATTGAAACTGAATTAAGCCTTATGTTAGAGGAATTTGCTAAGAGAGTTGGTGGTAAGGAACAGATTGCGATTAGGAAGTTTGCCGAAGCGATGGAGAGTATACCTTTGATACTTGCTGAGAATTGTGGGTTAGATGCTATTGAGACACTAACACTTTTGAAAACGGAACACAATAATGGAAAGAAAACTATGGGTGTTGATGAACAACTTATAATTAGTTCAGCAGAAGAAAGAGGAATTATCGAACCAAGTGTTTTGAAGATAAACGCTATTAACTCTGCAAATGATGTTGCTTGTATAATTTTGAAGCTTGACCAAATATTACAAGGGGGGGAAAAATGAGCCACAACTACCAAGACAGAATTGTTAAAGGGGAAGTCACCCAAAAAGGAGATAGAGAATGTGGAAAGAGATATGAGATTATCAAAAAATTCTTACAACAATACAAGAGGCCAATAACTATTCTCGATTTAGGTGCCGCACAGGGATACTTCAGTTTTAAGATTGCCGAGGATTTCGATGCTACTTGTGTGATGGTTGAAAGTTATGAGTCAGATACATTGAAAAAGCTTTGTGAAGAAAATGATAACGATAATACAATTTTCCTTAATAAACACATAACTCCGACAATGTTGGAAGAATTATCAAAATGTGAACACTTTGATGTAGTATTGGCTTTGAATGTTGTTCATCATATAGGGGATGTGGAAAGAACGATGAATGCCCTAACTAAAATGTGCGACCACTTAATTATTGAAACTCCTCCTGAAAATGACAAAGGTGCTTGCGGACAGCAAAACATTACCCCCATCTTAGAATATATTAAAGGAACTGATAGTTATGAATTAGGAACTTCCAAAAGACATACAAGTGATACCACTTCTACAATCTCTCACATAGTTTGTGATAACAAATATTTACAACTTCCATATTTCAATGCGCCACCTAATGTAATTCCTAAGGAGAAGGATATAGAGGTTATTTCAGATTTTGAGCAAAAGAAGTTTAAGAGCAGACGAAAAGGGGAAGAAAGAGATTGGATTAGAGGAATTAACTTTTGGACTTATCATAAATTGAATGGAGACTTTCCACCAGTAAATGAAACTCTTACAGAATTAAACAAAATAAAGCATAAAGATAAAAACCCTTGGAATATTATTATATCTGGAAAGCATATGGAATTTATAGATTTAGATGACCCAGAACACGAGATTGATGTGAAAGATAATCTTACACCTTTAATAGAGCATGGGAGAGAATATGTTTCTAAAATAATCTTCAAAGGGAATGTTTTCAATCCGACAGGTATTGCGACAGCAAACAGAGAGTTACTAAAAGAATTAAGCAAACTAACAAAGGTTCAGACCAGTGATATATGGACTAATCAGTATGATGTGAATGAGGGACTGGAATATCTTAATGAACCAATCAATCCGGGAGAAAAGAGTTGTACAATATTCTCAGAAGCTCCACACTTTTGGAGAGATGGTTATGGGAAACCTTATGCTATGTTTGTTCACGAAGGAACTAAGATACCTGAGACGTGGGTTCCTCAAATAAATAAGGTATCAAAGCTATTTGTTCCAAGCGAAGCTACTAAAAATTTATTCAAGTGGAATGGAGTTTACATACCTATCGTTGTTATTCCACACGGAGTAAGTGAGATTTACAAACCCAATAAGAAAGCGAAAGAAGGGGAAGAAAAGGAAAACTTTATATTCCTATCCGTGAATAGTTGGACTGGAAAGGAAGGGGATAGGAAAGGGACTGAATTACTTGTCAAAGCATTTGATGAAGAATTTAAAGATGAAAATGTTCTTCTGCTTTTGAAAATATCTACCTTCTTTGAAATTGGAAAAAATTATGCAGATATCATTAAAACACTTTTAGGACATGATAACCCAAAGATAATGATTAACGACCAGTATGTTCCTGAAAAGGAATTAGTCCAGTATTATCAGAAATCTGATTGTTTTGTAGCACCTACGAGGGGAGAGGGATTTGGACTTACAATGGCAAATGCTATGGCTTGTGGATTGCCGATGATTGCTACAAAAGATGTTAATTCAGGACATATGGATTTCTGTAAAAAGGAATTCACTTATTTCATAGATAGCAAAGAAACAAAACAAGCAGATTTAAATTTCTATGTTCCGGGAAATATGTTAGCCGAACCTGACTTTGAAAGTTTGAAGAAACAAATGAGATATGTTTATGAAAATCAAAAAGAAGCAGGAGAGAAAGGAATGAAAGGAAGTAAGTTTGTTAGAGAGAACTTCTCTTGGAAAGAAAGTGCTAAGAAGTTGATGGAGGAATTGAAATGAAGATATTGAGTTACGGAGATAATCCATTAACGAGCACAGGTTATGGGCAAGTATGGAATAACCTATTAAGTAGGTGGGTTAAGGAGAAACCGGACTGGGAGTTCCTTCACGTAGGTTGGCAATCAAGAGATAGACCTCACCAACGGAAAGAGGGTTATTGGATGTTGCCTAATGGAAAGATTGAATATTCCTATGATAATGTTACTTCCAATTTGAAAAAGTATAATCCAGAGGTATTAGTAACTCTATGTGATGTAGGTTGGCAAAGTGGATTTATTCAAGGAGTTTTCCAAGCTAAGAAAGATGGGTGGAGAGGAAAGTGGATTATGTATACTCCTATTGATAGTAATGGTTGGGCGATGGATTGGAGCCAGATTTTTGATGCTTGTGATGTTAATATCGCTATGAGTAGGTGGGGAGAGAATATGATGAATAAGATGGGTGCTAAGAAAGTTCATTGTATTCCTCATGGCGTAGATACGAAAACATTTTATCCTATGGCTGACAGAAGTGAAATAAGAAAGAAATATCAAATTGAGGATAAGTTTGTAATTGGTTGGGTAGGTAGAAACCAACAAAGGAAGATGTTGGATAGATTGATTATGGCCTTCGCCGAATTTAGCAAAGGCAAAGATGACACTATCCTTATGTTACATACAGATGCAGAACCTCCGAAAAGTGGGTGGAGTTTAGCTCACATAATTGACAAATACAAGTTGGGTGATAAAGTGAAATTAACTAAAAGCAATATGGATGTTAATACAAGACAACTAATTCAACCAGATAATATGAACGAAATCTATAACATGATGGACTTCTTCTGTTACAACACTGGCGGAGAGGGATTTGGTTTGCCGGGAATTGAAGCACAGGGAAGTGGAGTTCCAATCGCTATGCCTGCGTTCACAACAGGATTTGAATTAACAGGGAATAAAGTTCCAGAAGACCCAACGAAGATGGATTATGGCACTATGAAAAGTGAGGGTCACGGCGCACTGATACCACTATTACAAGACAGTCACGGAAGATGTGTTCCTCAAGTAGGACAGAATACAATCCCATTCTACTTTTCAGATGAGATTGAAATGGCCAATATAATGGAAGATTATTATAACTCTTGGAAAGGAGACAAGAAAAAACTAAAAGAGGAAAGTGAAGCTTGTAGGAAGTTCGCACTAACCTATGACTGGGATAATCTTGCTAAAGAATGGATTACTTTATTTGAAAATGTATAATGAGAACATTCGAGCAAATATTGAAGAATACAGAATATAATGAAAATCAGTTGGAATATTTCTTAGCAGAATGTGCTGTAGATTTTGTTTATTTTGCAGAAAATGTATTGGGATTTCAGGTAGGGGAATTTCATAAAGATTGGTGGAGGTTAGCAGAAAAATATCCACGACTTTGTATTATGGCATTTAGAGGTTCAGGTAAGACTAATTGGTTCGCAGCATATTTTCTTTGGAAAGCTGTTTTCAGACAGGGATTGAAATTCTTGGTAACTTCCCACAACTTCGAGCATTCCAAACAAGTTTTGAAATTAGTAAGAGGTATGATTGTAGAGAATGATTTATTAAGAGATTTCGCAGCATCTGGGAAAGAAGCAACTTGGAAACAAACAGAAATTGTATTGGAGAATGGTTCTACTTTCTATTGTAGAACTTTTGGAGAAGGAGTTAGAGGATTGAGAATTGATTATCTTCTTTGTGACGAGGGTGGAAAGTATGATGATAAGAGTTTATTCTGGACTGCTGTTAGTCCTGTTGTTCAGTTGAATAGGGGGAAGATATTTGTGGTGGGAACACCAGATACTCCTGTCGATTTACTTCACGATTTGAAAAATAATGATGAATATTACTTTGACGAATACCCGGTTGTTGTGAATGGAAAACCAACTTGGGAAATGAAGTATACTATGGATAATCGAGATACAGATGAACAAAGGTCTATACCTCAAGTTAAAAGAGAAATGGGAGAATTATCTTTCCAACAGGAGTATATGTTAAGGCCTATCAGTTCAGCAAACGCATTATATCCTTGGAATATTTTAGAAAAGAATTTGGACACTATGGAAAAGTTTATGGAATATGGGCACCCAGCAAACACCTACTTCATGGGTTATGATATAGCGACAAGTCCAACAGGCGACTGGACTGTTATTACAGTATTAGAGAAACAGAAAGATGGAACAAAGAAAGTTGTGAAAGCAGAAAGGTTCAGAGCTAATTTCAAAATACAAAAAGGGATATTAAGGAAATTGATTAGGGATTTTCTACCATCAAAGATTGTCGTCGATAAAACAGGATTAGGAGAATTTGCATTACAAGAACTACAAGCAGACTTTACAAATGTTGAGCCATTTCATTTCACAGCAGAAGAAAAGAAGAACTTATTATTTGATTTACAGACAGAATTTGAAAACTCAAGAATAACAATACCCACAAGCAAAGATTGTCCGAAGACATTGAAGTATTCCGAACAACTCCTAAAAGAATTGAAAGATGTTCAGATTGCTCCAAGTCCTCAGACTAAAGCCAAAATAAAATTCAAGTTTGGAAAATACGACGATACAGTGATTTCACTGGCGCTTGCAAATAGGGCTTCGAAGGATATTTATGGTGACGTATCCCTCGCTGCTATTTAAACTTCCATCTCGAAATCTTACAAGAATTGTCTTATAAAACTCCTCAAGAAGTTTGGATTTACTTATCTGTTTGTCCTTTACAAACTGGTTGAAGTCCTCTTTTATCTTCTTATCTATCAAACACCCTTCCACAACTTTGTTAGGGTATTCGTAGTATCTTCCTTTCGATAACACTTTTACCATACTTATCTAATGGAACCATTGTTTAAAAAACTATCGGTTAGTTTAAATATAAGCGATAATTAAACATAATATGGAAAAATCTGTTAATATAGAAGATAATTTGGAAAAGGCGTCTACAATCAGAGGATTAGACCCAGACGTAGGAAGCTTTACCCAAGGAATAGATAAAGAAATATTTACTGGCGAGAAGGGTGTTGATATAGATACTCTCTATAATGTATTGAAAAAATCCCCAGAAGTTATGGGTGTTGTTTCTGCAATCATTGAAGACATTATGGCAGACCAGTGGAGATTTGATGGAAGTAAGAATGCTGTTAAGAAAGCAAAGTTTTTTCAATTACAATCTAATTTCTTTAAAGTAATGACTAATGCTTTGTTTGATTTATTAGTGACTGGTAATGCTTACATTTTGAAATTGAGTGTTCCTGAAAAAGAGATGGAAGATTTGATTAACGAAGTAACTCTTGATGTATTGAAAGAGATGGAAGCAAGTATGATGAATGATACTGGGAAAACTTTGAAGGAAAGTGTGTTTGAGATTGTTGAGCAGAAGAAAGAAAAGACAAACGATTTACAATTATTAAAAAGTTCTACAATTAAAATCAATGCTGATGATACCGGACGAGTAAGAAGTTATCAACAGAGTGTTGGTGGTAGTGAAAGGATTTACAAATCAGAAGATATTATTCATTTGAGTTTGGTAAATGTTGGTGGTGGAGTTTATGGTATAACTCCTCTTGAACCACTTCTTTCAGATATTGCTACTCTTATCTTTGCGAAAGAATATGCTGGTAAGTTTTTTGAAAATGATGGTATGCCTAATTGGATGTTAACAATGCCAGATGCAACACCTGACGATAGAAACTACAAAGGGATTAAACAAGCCATCAAAGACTTACAAAAGAAACAGAACAAATTCAGAGCAATGGTTGTTACTGGTAATGTTCAAGCACAACAGATTGAGAAGTTCAATAAGGACTTACAATTTACAGAACTAATCAAACATTTCACACAGATTATTTTAATTGCATTTGGAGTTCCTCCGGCAAGAGTTAATTGGACGGCAACAGCAGACAAAGCAGTAACCGGTGGAGGAACAGCAAAAGAGTTAGAAGGATATTACAAAAAGATTTCTTTCATACAGAAAAACTTAGAGAACCAACTGAATAAAGAATTGTGGATGAGTAAGACAGTCACTATGGTGTTCAATAGAGGATATAAGATTGATGAAATGAGGGAAGCCCAAATAGTTCAAATCCTAACACAAGTCGGAGCAGTCACTATCGAGGAAGCAAGAGAGATGATGGGCAAAGAGAGAGAACTTCCTGAAGGGTTGATGGGAAACAAGACTGGAGATGATAATAGAGCAGACTTTCGACAAGATAGAAATGAAGAACAGGGTAGAGAAGAAGAACCACAACCACCAATAGACAACAAAGTCAAATCTATTACAAAGGGATTGGAAGGACTTGAAGTTGGATTTGAAGATTTCGTGAGATTAGTTGAGAGGGTTGCACCATTCGACAACGCCAATATACTTTATATTGAAACAGCAGACGAATTTACATTGTATTGGACTGACCAACATTGGAAATATATTTGTAAGGTAAGTAAGAAAGATTTAGATGTCGAAGCTTTCCGAATTGAGAAGTTATCCAGAGCGATAAAAGTAAGAGTATAATTTGTTTAAAAAATAATCAACACACTTAAATAAGATTGTTACTACTGAAAAGTATGCGTTTAGCATAGGCTATGACAAATGAGTAAAGAATTCAATATATTCGCACCAGTAGTAAAGAGTTGGGTAGAGAAATCTGAGGATGGCAGCGAGAGATTTATCAAAGTTCCTATTTCTGGATTGAAAGAAGATAGAGATGGAGAAGTCATCGACCAAATGTGTATTGATGATATGATTTTACAATTAAAGGGTGGAACAATCCCTCTATTTCCTAATCACGGCAGAGACCCTGTAACCGGTGAGAGAGTTTATAGGTGGCAAGATATTATGGGTGTTTGGGTTGATGGAGAGCAAGATGGAGATAAACTTATGGCAGTAGCAAGATTAAATGAAGCACACCCAGAAGCAGAATTATTGTGGGACTATATGCAGAAAGGAATGCCTGTTGGATTTAGCATTGGTGGAAAACCTACTGAGGTAATTGAGGAAGAAATTGATGGCAGTTAAAAGAAGAAGGTTTATGAAGATTAGTTTATTAGAAACGTCGGCTGTGGGAGTTCCTGCATATCCTGACGCTCATTTTTCACTGGCGAAAGCACTTAGTGATACTCAAATAATTGAAAGGAGGTCGAAGGAAATGAAAAAGGAAAACGAGGCTCCTGTTGAAGAAGTCGAAGAAGTTTTGGAAGATGCTGAAGAAGTAGTTGAAGAAGAAGCTGAAGAAGAAGACTGCGAATGCGAAGAAGCTGAAGAAGTTGAGGAAAAGGGCACACTGCCTGTAACACACTTAGAAGAAGCAAAATCTGTTAAAGAAATCGCAAATGAAATCGCAAAGTCTATTAAAGAAGCTATGAATTCTGAACGAGGACTGGTTGAGGAAGCAGCAGATACCACAAAAACTTTGAAGAACGCTTCATTAGGAGAACTTGCAATAGCAAGTGGACTTTTCTCTACGAATAATTAATATGGCTGACATAATCAAAGCTTTGAGAGAAGCTACTGACAGCGCAGGTGGTTATCTTGTTCCAGACGAATTTGCAGCACGAGTGCTTGATTTAATTCAAGCCAAATCTATTACCTTGCCAGACTTAGAAGTCGTAAGCATGGGAAGTGATGTTATGCATATTCCAAAAGCAACTGGAGCATCAACCGCATATTGGGTAGCTGAAACGGGCACTATAACTGCAAGCGAAACCGCTTATGGTAGGATTACATTAACTGCCAAAAAAGTAGCGAGTTTGATTGAAGCCTCTACTGAAGTTTTAGAAGATAACAATGTATCTTTAGCAAATCACTTGACAGAACAAATGGCAAGAGACCTTGCTCTGAAGATTGATGATGGAGTTCTTAACGGAACAGGCGCAACAGCGTCACCATTCGAAGGTCTAAGATACACTGGTTCATTCACTAATGCCGTTTGGGCAGATGGAACAGTTGGAACAACCGGAACAGGTTCGGCAACTATCTCATTAACGCCTGTCTCAAAGGCAGTGGACCAAGTAATTCAAGATAACCACCCATCCCCAGATATATCATACTGGGCACCAAGAACAGTTGGTAGTTTAAGATTATTAACTGATGGTAATGCACGACCGATGTTTAACAATGAAACATGGGGAAGTCCATTATTGAAAGAAGGTGTTTTGGGAACTATCTATGGAATGAAAGTAAAGAGCTCAACTCAATTACCTATCAATCTTTCTTACGGAACAGGTTCTGGTGAAACATCTAATGCCGACGCTATTGTCGGAGTATCTAAACAATTTGGATTACTTGGAAACAGAAGACAACTAAGGTTCAGGAGAGATTATAAGATAGCAACTGATATCGAACAATTTCAAGCTACTCAAAGACTTGCGTTCGCAGTTAAGTATCCAAATGCCTATTGCGTAATTAGAGGAATAACAGATTAATCTGTAAATAAATTTTATTTTTTTTTATTTTTTATTTTTCTTTTTCGCAGAAAAAGGAGAACAGACACACATGGTAAAATACATAAATCCGCAGGATATTTGGGACTACTTAGGGAAAAACGCTTTCACAAAAGTGAGAAGCGAAGCAGTTGGAACAGGAAACGATACATTATCAGCATTTAGCGTTCCTAATGATAATTTAATTTCTACAAGTGTAGCAGTTTATACTGATAGCACACAAGTAACAAGCGGAGTATCAGTTGATTATGATGACGGAGAATTGACTTTCGATAGTGCTCCTACTTCTGGAGTTGTTGTTTCCATCGACTATAATTATTCAGATATGCAAGATAGTGCTGTTAAAGATTTAATTAACCAATCAGAAGAAGAATTAGAAACTATGACTGGGCGAACTTTTGAGAGTTCTTCGGCCACGGAATATTTAGATGTTAGATTTTTACAAGATGAATTCTTTTTGAAAAACTATCCAGTTTTAGGTATCACAAGTATAGCCAGAAATACTGCGGCAGAAACAGACACACCAGTATGGGAAACACTATCTCAAGGATTAGGAAGTGATTATTTAGTTGAAAGCAGTTCATCACAGATTAGTTTTATTGATAACAAACCAGAAAACGGAAAAAGAAAGATTAAAGCAGTTTATAATTATGGATTTGCCACGCCTCCGAATTTAGCAAAAGAATTAGATATCCTACTTTGTGTAAAACGAATGGTTAATTCAGCCGTCTTCAAATCAGTTTCAGAAGGAAATAACTCATTGGGTGCGATTGATATTGAAAGAATGGATAGCAGAATTAAAGAAATCAACCTACTACTAAGGAAGCAGAATTTGGAGGTAGTATAAAATGGCTATAACCAATTCCAATATCTTTACAGAACCTTATTCTGTTATGGAGAGTTTCATAAAAAACAATGTTACTGACCCACGAAGAAGATATAAGAAAAAGTGGATTTACCCAAGTATGCCGAGAATGGCAGGAAAGGGATTTGATGGTTTTCCATTTGTGGTATTATCTTTGAGCGATTCTGAAGAAAATAAAACATTTGATAGTAGTAAATCTGAAAAGATATTCAATATTCTTATGAGCATATACTCTGACCAAGCATCCGAAGTAGACACAATCTCAAATAGTATTTATGCTAATAAAGCAAGTCTTACAGATTTCTATTCTACAACATTGGGAAGTTCTAATTTTAATTGGAATTTGAATGATGAAGGAAAGAAAGTTCATTGGAGAGATGTAGGGATAATAGCGAGGAAAAGAATATAATGGCACAACAAATAGTAAGGGTGATTGGCTTAGAGGAGGTTATTAGAAAATTTGAAAAAAGAGCAAGGGCTATAGACCAAAGAACATCAGAAGCAGTAGAAGAAACTGCGAAACTTGGAAGGAAGTTCGCACAACAAATAGTTCCACAGGCAACAGGAAGAACAAGGGCAAACATTATTAATTTCCCAGAAGAAAAGCAAAGTTGGGTTATCGTAAGTAGAACTGATGGTGAAATCGCAGGAGGAAGGGGTAATGTCCCACTTAATGTAGCATTAGAAACTGGAGATTTGGGAGCTTTGAATTGGGGAAGCAGAACAGAACCAAAGGGCGGACATCAGTTTGGATTTATGGAGAAAACAGCAGAGTTTATTAGAAATAATTTCGGGAAGAAAGTAAGAAAAGGAATTAAACAAGCCTTAGAGGGCGCATAGTAAAGAATGAAAAGAGAAGAACTACAAGGAGGAATAGAATAATAAAAAATGGCATTTCAAACAGAAGCATGGCATGACAAAGCATTTGTTAGTGTGAGCCCTATTGGTGGAAGTGAAGTAGAGATGAGAACTAAAACTACAAGTTTCGCAGCATCCGGTGGAAATTTCGATATTGAAGGTTTAGACACTTTCGGTGGAAAGATTACAAGTATTGGAACAAAGGAAGATATTGATTTAAGTTTTGATACAATCCCTGTCGCAGTTAGTGATACTGATTGGATTTTCTCTGGCGCAACAAGTTCAGCTACAAGCATTACTTCGAGCACAGTTACGAGATACAGAGTAGCAATTCTTTGGACAAATGATACAAGTATCACTTCCGGAGCAGAAGCAGTTGGAACAAGTTCAGAAGCTTACAGACAAATCTACGCCGAGACTTATTGTGTAGAAGGTATGGAAAGCAACTTTAATGCTGGAGAAAACCTGACAGGAACTCTGAAATTCAAACTATCGACTGAAGACCCTGATGGAGGTCAAAATTGGAAAAAGGAGAGCTGTGATACGACCAGTGCATTATCAGCATTGAGCGCATACACTACAGGCAATAAGTTCTAATGGCAGAATTTGTAGAGGAGATAGATAACAAGACCAAAACTACTTTCAAAGTTTCAGGTATTCCAATAGGCACTCTAAAGGAATTCAAAGAATACTGCGAGGAAGAATGTGGTAATGTTTATGCAGTTGGGATAAGGCAGTTACTTAACACGAGATATATGTATCTCAACCTTATCCCCCTCCTCTCACAAATCACCCAAGATATTCAGGAGTTGAAGACAACTGAAAAAGAAGAACCACAAAGGAGGAAAACATTAGGATAATGGTAGATGTAAATAAGTTTATCTCCGAAGGGGAAATTCTCGAATACAACGGCGAGAGCATACCCATTAAACCATTGAGTATTGAAGAACAAGCTAAGTTCGCAACACTACAAACCCAAGACAAAATGGGTGAAGCAAGCGAATATTTGTTGGTAACTACTCTACATAAAGCGTGGAAAGAGGTTCCAAAAGAACAACTTAAAGCGATAAATGATAGAGAGTTCATAGCTAAGGTAAGCGATATGATACTCAAAGTTAATGGACTTGAGCAAAAAAAGTTGAAATCGGCAAAGGAAGAATAGAGGATAGGATTTTTAGGAAATCCGTCCCATTGGAAGTTGCCATAGTCAAAGGAATATACATAATGTTAAGGAAGTTCCACATTAGTATATCGGAGATTATGACTATGCCATCACCAAGATTTTGGGTATTAATCGAACTTTTGCAAGAGGAAAGCAAAGAAAGAGAAAAACAAATGAAAAAAAATAGGAAGAAATAATGGTATCGTTAGAAGAGATAGTATTAGGCGTGCATACAGTTGGCGTTAAAAAAGCTACCGCTGAGTTAGTTGGAATGAGTAAGCAACTGAAGCAAATTTTAAAGAACCTCGGAATGATGGGGAAACCCAAATCTATGAACTTGCTGGCTGACGGCTTGGCACAAGTAAGGCATCAAGCATATAATACAAGAGAGGCATTCAGGCTTCTGGCAAAACAAATTGAAGCGAGGCAACCACTCACAAGAATGCAACAGATGGGAGAGCTTCAAAGAATGAATACTGAGACTTTCCACCAAGGATTTATCACATTAAAGGCGGGAGCAAAGATAGCGGGAATTAGTGTGAAGAAGCTGGAAAAGGAGTTGAAAAAGATGAACCTTGAAATCAAAACTCTTAAAGGTGGTGGAAAAGTAGCATTCAATAGATTAACGGGGGCTGTTCAACCATTAGGAAAAGCGATGGAAAAGGCGACCGAGAACACCAAACGTTTCAAGATGGAATGGTTAGGAATTCTATTCGGTGCAATGATGGCGGCGAGAAGATTACAAACAATTATGAGTAGTTCTATTTCTACTTTTATGGAAGTAGCAGGAGCAAACAATGAAGCAAACCAAGCATTAGCAGCCTTTGGAGCACAATGGAAATTCTTGAAATTCGCAATCGGTGGAGCATTAGCAGAAGCTTTCGCACCATTACTTCCAACTTTTATTTCCTTCGTAGAGTGGATTACTGAATTTGTAGAACAACACCCTCACTTAACAGCTTGGTCATTAGCAAGCGCATTCACAGCATTTAGTCTGGGGTCTATCTTAGCACAATTTACATTATTCGCTGCTTCTTTGAAACTAGTTTTAGGAAAGGCGGGTTTAGATGGAATATTGACTAAAGGGAGAGCAATTAAAAAATTGTTTGGAAAAGGTTTAACTTGGTCTTTGAAAATAACATCAAGGATAACTGGCCCTATCCTTCATGGGGCAGCAAGACTTACAGGAGTTATCTCAGCATGGATAGCTAAGGCCTTCGGGTTAAAAATCGCTCCCAAATTGGTGGGGCAAGGAGCTGGGATGCTCGCAAGAATACCTATAAAACTGTTATTTGTTTATGCGACTGAGGTTCTTTTCCAAATGCCAAGTGTTGGGGGGGCTCCAAAATTTGAGGAACTAATACCTGAATTAGCCAGTGGGGAACTAAGCAGAACTGAAGCAGAACAAATATTTATTTCGGGGGCAGCCGATGTGGAACTTGCTAAGAAAGAATTTGAGGAACTATTCAATACTTGGCAAAATGCAGAAATTCCAGCGATACAAGAAGTAGCCAGTGCTATAAGTGACATGGGAGGAATAGAGAATTTGAAAGAGATTGTAAGAGAAGTGGCAGATTTAGATTTGACTAAATTAGGACAAATGATTGGGAAGGTTGCAGAGTTAGGAATTCTGATAGCTTATAGTGGGCCTGTAAAAGACAAGTTCCCTTTAGTCTATGCTTTACAATTAGCATCTTCTGAATGGACTTCTATGAAAGATGTGGCAGTAGGAGATATTCAAGAGATAATTGATAAATTAGATGAAATTCCAGAAGAAATTGTAACCACTGTTAAGGTAACATATGAAGAACAAGGAGGTGGAGGCGGATTTAGAGATTTCTTTTAAAAAATGACAGACACAAGATTATCAAGTTCAGCAGTTAATTCAGGAACAGCAGTTTTATTAGGTGGAACAGACATTACTTTTGCTTGGAAGAATAATATTAACTCACCAGTTTTACCGGGTAAGACATCAAGTGCAGATAGTATTTCTCAAGTAGATTATGTGGGTAGAGAAAATCCAATAGTTTCTATTCAAGGAGTTTTTAATGAAAAGAATTTAGTTACTAATGGGATGAGTGTTTCTCTTTGGAGAGACTTTGCAAAACTAACTACAAGTTGCACAATCTATGATGATATATTCTTTACATCTGGGCAATCGATTAGTTTGGAAAGTATGAATATGGCCAGACAACCGAAAGAGGGGGACTACTATTCAGGGGCTACAAGAACGAAAGGGTCTATGGTTAAATACAACATAAAGGGCGTATTGACTGACTAATGGGTTTCCCACGAGCAGAGATTAGAGTATACAAGAAAGATGGACTTACTTGGGAGACTACTTACTCAACAGTCAATGTTTCAAATATTGCTGCTAAAGAAACTCTGGCAGTAAGACAAGACACATTCAATTTAACATTAGCAAACCCTAACAAAACATTATCAACAACACTAGCAATAGACGATAGAATTGAATTATTCTTATATCGGGGTGCAAGTGCTACTGAAAGTGATTTAGTTACAGATGGTATTGTTACAGAGATTGGTTGGACTTTTTCTGATGCTGGACGAATGATTAGAATTAAAGGAGCAAATAGAACTGCTGAACTTTTAGGAACAAGAGTATTAATCACTTCTGCTACCAATAAAAAACCTTATGTAGTTATACAAGAAGTCATCGACCAAGTGAATAATCTTAATCAAGCTTCAGACCCAACTCATGTAAGACATTTAAGTCCGGGAACAGAAGAAGCAAATACTACCATTGTTACAACAAAAAGTGATGGGACTGGTTTTGCTACTAAATCTATCGTATCGAATTATAAAACTGCATATGAAGTAATCAGCCAGTTATCTGGAAACGAATACACAGGAGATGGAGAATATATTTTCTATATAAACAAAGATAATGCTTTGGTTTGGACTTACAAAAATAATCAAATTCAAGAGGGTTATACTTGGACACAAGCAGATGTAGAAGATATGGATGTGCAAAAAGGAACTTGGGGAGTTTTCAACTGTGCTATTGTTAATGTTGGAAAAGATTGCTATAATCATGGAAATCACACACTTTATTATAATCAAGTATCTATGACTGAAATAGGTGCTAAGTGGAAATATCTTGACAAGAAAGACACAAGTTCTGATTTGATTTTAGAAGAATTTAAAGCAGATATAACAAAATGGGAAACAGATGGTCAAACACCTCCCGGGCCAACAGGCAACTTTCCATTAGGTGCTTCTTATCCATATACTATGAACTTTAATGAGATTGATAGTAATTGGCAAGATACTGGAAGTCCTTGGGTAGTTGATGATGATGGGGAATTTAACAACGCAATTAGAAGAAAGGCCACATTTATGGGTAAGCAATTTGGTAAAGATTTTATTGAACAAAAATCATCTCCACGATATAAAGTTAAGATTGTTATAAATGGGACTACTTCTTTTGAGAGAGGTTTAATGGGACAAGTCACCGCAGATTTTGCCGGTTTAACAGAGAAGTCACTAAGAGTTCAGGGCGTCGACCATGTGTATAATAATGGTGGTTGGAGAACTACATTGACTATGGAGGAAGATATAGAATGACATTAGGCGAAGATGTTGGAGAAGCACAACAACAAAACGAAAGAAATCTGACTTCTCAAGATATTGGAAGATTACGTTCTCAAATTCTAATTATGACCCCTCGAAAAGTCAAACCAAAAGAAAGACACCTTATAGTGAAAAAGAAACAGATAACTGGGAAAACTTTGGTTTACAACCATCCGCTTTCCGGACTTTACAATTTCGGAGAATATGCTGGCACTGGTATGATTTGGGGAAGTGTCAGTCTGGGAACTTGGGGAACTAATAAGTGGGGAGACCCATTCAGAGGTTTTTTTCTCGGACATCCGGGAGCAGCAATATTAGGAACAAGCGAATTGGGCGAAACTGGAACTGCTTTCGTAACCATAAGAGTTGTCAATCCTCAAAGAAAATATATTGATAATTTATATGGAACTACTTTTAAGGATACAGGTAGAACAACAGCTACTTGGGATACAAGCGATGGGCAATTAGAATTTGCGAGTTCTCAAACAGCAATTAGTAAACCAATTTATTTGAATGAAGAAACCATAACTTCTGCTAAAATAACTCTCACCACAGAGGGTGCAGGAAGTGTAACTCCATCACTCTCAGCAGATGGTGGGACAACTTGGGAAGAAGTGACAGACGGAGTTTCCCATACTTTCACAACAACAGGAACAGATTTAAGATGGAGGCTAGTAGGCACAAATATTAATGTGACGAGTGTAGAAGTTGAATATTAGTTTAAAAAACTTTCGGAACATAATTAAAGAAAGGAGTATTAAGATTTAGATGGTTTTCACTGATGAAGGACGAAATGCCGTTAGGAATTGGTTAGCTGGGCAATCGACAAGTGCATTTCCAAACAAGATGTTATGGGGGCAATCGACAACAAATGCTAATGTTTCAACAACTAATATGGATGAAGTATTGAAAGAAAAATCCTTTGCCTCTACAACTTTCAATGTTAATAAACAAATCCAATGGGAAGGACTACTTTACTCCACAGAAGAAACAACAAGCACAATCAGACAAGTTGGAATAGCAAGTGGGAATTATTTCACAACATTAAGTGATTGTGAAGCAACTTCCGGTTGGGCAACAAGTGCAGATATGGAAGTCACACTTCAGACAGGTTCAAATTTATTCAGAGAGGGAACTGCAAGTTTGAATATTATTAAAACAGGTTCAAGTGTTGCGACAGGTTCAGCAAGTAAAACTGTATCAACAGCAAACTTCACAGATGCTTATTTACATTATTGGTTATATATAACAGACACAACATCAGTTAATAAATTGGCTTCCACAGACGCAGTCAAGATTAGATTTGGTTCTGATACAAGTGGAGCTACAGATTATTATGAATGGACTAAGGATAGAAGTGCTTTGACATCTGGTTGGAACTTATTAGGAGATATGAACACAAGTAGTGCAGATACCACGACAGGAACTCCGAGTGTAACAGCAAGTAATTATTTTTTAGCAAGTCTTAATTTTACAGCAAGTAGTGTAACAACTACTGCAGGAGAATTTATTATGGACGATATAAAAAGTGGGAAAGATGTTCCATTCATCGTAGAACAAATAAGCCCAATTAGTAAAAATAACCAATTTGATATTCAGACATTTGTTATAGGAGAAGTAGAATGATTTACCACTCAATAACGATAAATTTAAATAAACTGAGAGGTTCAATATAATATGGCAATAAAAGATGGTTCAGTAGCAGACGCAGATGAAGTAATGAATGCATTTGGAAAGGTATTTAAAAATCAAGCACAAGTAATCTTTAATGCAGACTTAATAGGATATGATTCAGATTTAGATGTAGAATATGAAAATTTGAAAAAAGATACCTTATATACGTCAGACAATATAGACCCTACGTCAGAGATATTGAATGTCATACCCATGTCAGCCAATATTCTTGATGAATTTGCAGATGAGTCTATTGATGCAAATATTTGGACTGTTGTAGGAACGGTGACTGAACCCGCTAAGTATTTAAAAGTCTATTCATCATCCTCTGGAGGCACTGATGCAGATTACGCAACAGGAGATGGTATAAATGCACCAAATTTTAATACCCAGTCATCCATATTTTTGTATTATAATTATCATGCCAGTGGAAATGGGGCATCCAGCTGTTCGTGGTGTGCGATAAGAATTGTAGATGAGAGTGGGAATTATGCAAATCTTCGGGTGAAAGGTAATGGCGGTGGTGGAGGTGAAACCGCTACAATCGGCCCCGCATATGAAAAGTTAAGAATAAATATTAATCCTTCGACTGACAGTGCTGGTGTTTCTACAGATTATTCAGTCGAAACAGATACTGGAGTTGATTTGAGCTCCCTGGTGGATGGAGATGAATGGCATATTGAACTTAGGACATTTGTTAATTGCAGCAACTGGGGAAATGCATCTCTCAAAGTATATTTCGTAAGATATCTATTAAATACTCCAGCATCTGCTGATTTTATTTCTACTGCTACCGCGAGTAGCGATACAATAACAAATGCAATATTAGTGGCAAATAAAGATGCAAATACTGGAACATCAGCAACTTACTATTTATCTGCGAACAATGGTTCAAATTGGGAAGAAGCAACTCTTAATGAAATTCATAGATTTACAAATACAGGAACACAGCTAAAGATGAAAGTTGAAATGACAAGTGCAGCTGAACAAGTTTATGTATTAAATCATTATGCAGTAATGTATAACTTATACTAATGGCAAAGAAAACAAAAGCAACAATAAAAAGCGAAATAGGAACTAAGAAAGAATTAGTAGCAACAGATAAATTTGCAGGTGGAAGTTTGAAAGAAATTCAAGATGCGATTAAAGATATTTACGAAAAATTAAATGATATTAATGAGAGGAAATAATGGCAGGTGAAGGCGAATTTCCAAAGAGTGCAGGAGATATAGCATATGCAAGTGAAGCTAATTTCTTCCACAATAAAATATTAGAGGTTTATACTGGAAGTGGCTTTAATACTTCCGGAGCAGAAGCAGAACACGAATTAACAGCAGTCACGACAAGCATTAATGGAGCAACTTATGTGAAGGTAGCAATGACAGTTTCCTTGCAAAGTGCAACAGGGGCGGGCTCGACTGGAGGAACTGCTCAATTAAAAGCACAAATTAAAGAAACAGATGGAGCGTATGCAGATATAATTTCATATAAAACGGTTCTTAAAGGAAATGGTCCCGTTGGATTAACTGTTAATACAGCACAAACATATGAAGTTACAGCAACTTTAACAGCAGGTATGAAAGCTAATGGTTTTCAGATTAAAGTGTTAGCCACCGGCGGTGGGGGTGGCGGTTCAAGTATTACTAATATTCAAACTGTGGTGGAATACGGATGAGGAGAAAAATATAAATGGCAGGTGAAGGCGAATTTCCAAAAGTAGATGGTGATGTATTATATGCAAGTGAAGTTAATACATTTCATAATTCAATTTGGAATAATTTAATTAATACGGGAGGCAATATTTTAGGGATAATAAATAATAGCGCTACAACATGGACAGGAACGTACGGAACTGCCACACGAAGAACAACCGATAGCGGAGTGACTTGGGCAACTGTAACTACTGATTTTAGTGATATGAATGGTGTTCTGAAAGTCTGTGCAGCAGATAAAACAAAATCGATATGTTTTGACAATAATGCGCCGAATTGCTTCAAAGCTGCTGACAGCGGAGATACTTGGTCAGCTTCAAGTACAAGTCCTGCCGGAAGTGGAAGAATAAACGATGCATCATTTCCAACAGCCACAGTAGCAGTATGTGGAGGTTCCAATCTGACAACAAGAAGCATTTATTATTCAACAGATGCTGGCGATACATGGACAGTTTGTGCTACTGGTGAAACTTCAGTTTGCAGAGCTATTGCTATGCTGGATGGCTCAACAGGATTTGCAATTTTTGAAGATAAGAAGATATGGAAAACTACAGATGGAGGGGTTAATTGGGCAGATACTGGGAAGTCGGTTTCAGCGGATGCAAGTGGTTCAACGTGCACAATAGTGCCACTAACGGCTACAACAGGAATTTATTTTAATCCAGAAGCTGACCCAGCAATAGAAACATTTGATACTGCAGGAGCAGTTACACCAAGAATGTATCTCAACAGCAACTTTACATACACCTATGGTTCTAATCTATTAAAAATAACTAATGGAAATGTTTATTTTGTAAATTGGACTTTTAATGCAGAACATGGTAATAATGCAGCATTATACCGCTCGACTGATAGTGGAGTAACTTGGCAAGTTAAAAATCTCGGAGCTAATTCAAATGCCTCATTAGCAAATTTAAAGACTGCAAACAGCAAGGCACAATTAGTTGAATATGATACAAATAAATTACTCATTATGGTAAGTCCCAGCTCATTAATGACATTGGACGAGAGTTAAATGATGAGGAGAAAAATATGAAAAGGCAACCACTACCAAATTACTACCGAAGGATGTGGGGAACTTTCTTTTTCTTTTTAGGAATTGCGATAATCTTATTCTATACAAATACTTTGATTGGAATGATATTACTTTTGACTGGTAGTTTTCTATATGTTGAACATGTGTATCAATGGGGATTTCAATTCTGGGACTTCATAGGACACGAATACTTCGGACTAATCTTAATCCTTACTTCAATGTTTTTAGCAGAAGGACAAGCACTATATGGATTAATAGGGATAGTTCTATCATTAACCATAGTTCTTAATTTTGATAAGGCAAGGGCAACTAATACGTTATTTGTATGGAGAAAGAAATGAGTAAACAAGACCAAATCCTCGACTATATAATTCAAATCAAAACAGACATTGGTGGAATTAAGCAACACTTGAAAGATATTAATGGAAACGTGAATAGACACGATAAAGAGATTAAGGGAATAAAGAAAAAAGTAGCATATGTGAGTGGAGTAATAGCGACAATAGGCGCGGGTATAGGAATATTTATTAATAGGGTTCTCTCTTAATAACTATAAGGAGGTATTCAAAAATGAGTTGGTATAATTCAAAAACAAAATGGGCAGGACTTCTAATCGGAGGTAGTGCATTTCTTGGAACAGCCGGAGCGTGGCTGGGAGGAGCAATGGACTTTAACACATTCTTTACAGCGGCAATGATAGACATAGGGGCTATCTTAGCAGTATGGGGTATTAGAGATTGGCCTATTTTGAATAAGTAAGATGAGTTTAGAAAACAAGAAACCTGAGCAAGATATTTTTAATATTGAATTTGATGATGATGCCCAGATGAAGAAAGTTGTTTTCTATGGAAAGACCACTGGAGGGGACTTTGTTCCTCTCTTAGTGGACGCCAATGGAGATATACAATGAGTTTAGAAAACAAGAAACCTTACCCAGATATTTTGAATATCGAACACAATGATACAGCGAAGGCTAAGAATTCTTTACTACACGGAAAGACGACTGGTGGAGATTATGTTCCAGTCAAACTAAATGATGATGGTTCATTAGATTTAGTGGAGATTACAAGTTTAGATGAATTAAGTGATGTGGATATTACTACTCCAGTAGCAGATAATGAATTACTTGCTTATGATACGGGTTCAAGCGAATGGATTAATCAAACTGCAACGGAAGCAGGATTACCCACACTTCCAATAGATATAAGTTCAGATACAAATTTAGCAGCAGATAGTCCTATCATTTTGACAGACGATACTCTTTCACTTGGAACTATAGACATAGATGATGATACAAATTTAGCAGTAACAAGTCCTATCGTTTTAATTTCTGATACTCTTTCTTTTAGTTTTGCTACATCAAACACTTGGACTGGCGATACTACTTTTGATAGAGCAGTTAAAGGAACTAAGCAAAATACGACATTCACACGACAAGCAACATTTTCAGTAGGACTAATCGCTGAGCAAGCTATGGAATTGGGAGGAGTTCAAATGACTACTGGAAAAGGGCTAACTATGATAAGAGATGGCTCTATTGTAGGATTGTCTGTAAATTGGGATGCCTCAATGACTGGAAAATTAAGTGGTTTGAACATCATTGTTAAGAAAGGTGCGACTACTATTTGGACTAATGCTTTAACCACAGCGACAGGAACAAATAAAAAAGATAGTTTTACACAGGCAAGGGGAACAGATGATTTTGTAAGCGAAGACATAATCACTATTTGGTTTAGTGTATCTGGAATGATGGGGGCAAGTATGGACTTGACAAATGTTATTGCAACTTTGGAGTATTATTATGATGACTAAAGAAGGAATTTACACCCCGAGCATAACTTATGAAATAGAACCTGCTTTTGAAAAATATTGTAAAGGTAAAACTTTCTTGGATTTGGGAAGTGGGAACGGACAAGTTCTTGGACTTGCTTTCAAATATGGAAGCATGGTGACAGGAATTGAAATTGAAAAAGATTTTTATGAGAACTCACAATTCAAGGAATATGTTATGAATGATGATATGTTTAAATCTGCGTGGGGTGTTCACGATATCCTTTACTATTATCTGAAAGGTTGTAAGGATGAGGATAGAATAGTTGAGAAGCTAAATGAAGAAGCAAGAGATTACTTTTTTCTATACACTAATGGAAGCAACCAATCCGAAATTAATAGATTTACAAAAAATCTAAAATGCAAACTAATAGAAAGTAACAATCATTTATATATTTTTAGGTTCCATTATAGTTCCACATAATCCTTAAATACTCAAATGACACCTCTTTTTATGACTAAACTGACGATAAGCTCAAACTTAACAATCACAAGGGAGGTAAGACAAGATGGCAAAAAGTAATGATTTTTGGGTAGGAATAATCTGCGCACTAATACTTGGAGGTCTATTGGTCTATGGTTTTATGCCAAGAGAAGTAGTCAACGAAGTAGAAGTAGAAATTCCTGGAGAAGTAATAACAGTTATTGAATATGTTAATCAGACAGTAGAAACGGAAGGAGAGTTTGATTTTGAATCGACGTATTTAGATGCGGCACACGACGAATTCCTTGATGAATATGAAGAAGATAGTTTGTATTTAGAATGTGATGGAGTTGAATATGACGAAGATGAAATTGAATTGAAATGGTTTAAAGATTTCGGAGTTAGTGTTGATGACGATGACTGGGAAGACTATTCTGTATTTTACTCTGTTAAGTTCAAGTATTTGGATGATGCAGACGAAAAATGTTATCAAACATTTGACGTAGAAGTAGATTACGAAGAAGACGAAACTCCAGTGGTTTCAGCAGTTCTAGCATAAAGTTTAAATAGTAGAACTTCGAAAGAATGTTTCTTTTGTAAAGTTAGGTTGCGAGTTCCTGCTCTCGTTAAAAAGCAGGTTTCTTTTTTTTTAAAAAATAATAGTAAAATATATATAATGTAAGTGATATATTATATTGGGGATTTTATGAGTTTGGAAGAAAAATTATCTACAGAAGAAAAGAGGATTTTGAAAACTGTTAAAAAATATAATTTAACAAACAGAGAATTAGGACTTGTTCTAAAACAACCAAGCAAATCAAACGTTTCTAATCGGACTTATAATCATTCCAAAACTGGCCACAGAAGGATAGGAATTCTGTCTGATACTCACATAGGGCACGAGAAATTTGATGAGGGCGCTTTAATTCACGCTGCAAAAACCTTCAAGAGAAAAAAGATAACAGATGTTTACCACGCAGGAGATATTTTAGAGGGAATGTCTGGAAGAGACGGACATATTTACGAATTAGCACAAGTAGGTTTCCATCAGCAAATCGATTATGCTACTGAATTGTTTGAGAGGCATTTCAAAGGAATTGATATTTATGGAATTACTGGAAATCACGACCAGTGGTATAAGAAGAAAAATAATGGTGGAGTTTGTGTTGGAACGGAATTAGACCATCGACTTGATAACTTCACATTTCTTGGAGAAGATGAAGCAGATGTCAAATTAGCCAAAGGAGTTGTAATGAAACTATTCCACCCAGGAGATGGTAGCGCATATGCTACAAGTTATAAATTACAGAAATTAATTGAAAGTTTGGAAGGTGGAAAGAAACCACAAATAATTGTGGAAGGGCACTATCATAAAGCATTGTATATGTTCATTAGAAATGTTCATGGATTAGAGGGGGGAACTCTCTGTGGGCAAAGTCAATTTATGAAACTAAAAAAATTACCAGCACATAAAGGGTATTGGATATTGGACTTTGATACAGGAAAAAGAGGTGTAGAGAATTTTAGTCCAACGTTCTATCCGTTCTATGACTAAGAAAGCAACCCCTAAAAATATGAGAACTCTTGAAAAAAAAGTTAAAGAGATGTATAGTGGTGGAGATTACTCGAGAATATTGGATTATGCTTTCAGATTATCAATTTATGAGTGGGAGTTGAGAGGGTTACACGAGGAAAATATCTATCACGATGCTCCAGATGGAACTTCATTTTCTAACAAGTGTAATGAGTGGCGAAGAAATTATCTGGAATTTTTTTATAATAAACCAAGCAAAGTAGTCCCAAGTCTAACCGAAAATGATTTAAGGGCTCAAGCAAAGGAGAAATATGATGAACCAAAAACAAATCAAGGCATTAACTAAAAGAGATGTAATATATGAAATAATATGGTTGGATATTACGTCGGAAACAAGAGGGACACTAAGCGAGTTAGAAACCACTTCTCCAACTGAATTATTAACAGCATTTCATACTACTGGTAAATACTACAAGCACGATGACTTCGCTTATGTTCTATATAACGAAATAGAAGCTGGAAAAGGAGATGATAGGGATATTGATTATGTTGTTATTCCACTCGCAAACATAGTGGATTATAATATATATAGGAAGGTAAAAAGCAAATGAGGAATATAGGAATTGGGAGTGCCTATTGGGAAAAAGACAAACCATTGTATAAAGGCACATTTCCAATTAATAGAATGGAAGAAGAAGCTTTAGTTTATATGATTAGAAAAGAAGATTTTGATATGTTAATTGAAAGTAATTTAGAAAGATTGATGCAGGTCCGAGTTCCTATGGAAAAACACTTTTATGAGAAAGATGAGATACCAGACATCTTACAGATTAAAACAGCTCGACAGGACGGCTCTATGAAAGAAACAACGCTATATTTAGACAGACACTTCTATTCTTTGAATAGTGAGAAAATGATATGGACAAGATGGGCAAGTATGGACGAATATGTTGATGAAGGAGAACTTTAACTCCAAACATTTAAATAGTGGTGTTTGTTAGTAAAAGGGCAAGAGTTGTTCAACGAATTTCTCTTGTTGTTATATAAACTAAATTCATAAGGTTAAAAAGAGAAGTTTTCCTTTCCTTCTCGAAATCTTAGTGGTAACTATAATATCTAATGAAAAAAAGAAAGAGGGGATTTTTTAAATAAAATGAAAAAACAACACAGCGAAATACAAAACTTATTATTCCAAAACAGTAGATATAACAACAATGAAAATTGTGTAATCTATTTAAATCTTTCCCCAAATTCAAGGATTTGGCAGACTTTGAAGCATTTTTATCTAACTTCACTACCACTTTCAATCCCAGATTTGAGAAGGATTTATTCAAATAAATCTGTGCCTATACATCACAACACATTAACAAATCATGTCAAACAATTATTAGATACAAAGATGATAGAACTATTCCAAAGAAATGTAGGAAAGAACAAAAGAAGAAATTATTATCTCTTAACTCTTGCCGGAGAGCAGGCATTTGAGAAGTATATGAAATGACATTAATCGAAAAGAAAGCATTTAACCAATTTAGAAAGAAAGTAAAAGAGAAGCATTTCATCTCAATAGATGAACTATGGCTACTTAAAAATAGATACACACAGGGTTGGATGGGCCGAAGATTTCTCAATCCAAGTCTAAAACAAAAATACTACAAATTTTGGATTAAAAGATTAGAAGACGAAGGAACAATTAAGGAAACAAGTGGTGTAGGTATCTGGGAAGTTTGTCAAGATGACGACGACTACTAATTTATAACCGAAAGGTTTAAATATATATAAGACTTAGAAATAACATGGATGGAGAAATAAAAGCAGTAAGTGTTGAAAAGAGAAGTATTCTATTCGACAACGGCACAATGGAGAACTGGTTGAATGTAGCAGACAATGTTAAATTTGATTGGGTTAAAAAAGGAAAGGCAGAGATTAGTATTAGAGAAGATAAAGTTGTATTCGTTAAAATGAAACAAAGTGATGGTGGTGGATTTTCTAAACCTCCATTCAAAGCGCCAGTGCAACAAGCATTAAAATATGGTCAAAGTAGGGTGGATTTTGCAGAAAAACAAAAACAAATTACAAGATTAGCATGTCTAAACTCAGCACTTAAACTATTCGAACTTAACAAAGACAATCTAAAAGGATTAATCTCCTCAACTCAGATTATAGCACACGCCGAGATTTTCGCAAAATACGCTCAAGATGGAGAGGTTTCTAAATAGGCATAATCTGCTTATGAGATAAGGATTTATCCATTCCTTGTTCGCCCTCCTTCTTGAATTTTAACCATGAGAATGAATATATTTAACAACGCAAAAGATTTGATTAAAGACACAAAGATTGAACTCAAAACTGATAGTAAGATATTTTTAAAGATAGGAGAACAAGAAGTAGTTTTCTTTTACAAGCCAATAAAATATTCTAAATTGGACTTCAGCTGCACTTGTCAACACGGAAGCCTATATCCCGGAACTTTGTGTAAGCATATCTGTGCTGGAATTAACTTACTTACGGAGCCAAATGGTAGATAAATGTCCTGCTTGTAATTCAACAAGATATAAGAAGAATATGGATACTCAGGATTATTTTTGTTTTAGATGTAATTATGTTCACTCAATTAGCCCAATCCAATTAGGAGGTTTTGAAAAAGAGATTAAATTTAATGGGAACTATGTTGGAAAGGTTATGGGTGATACATTTTATACTCGAAGAAACTCAAAGCATTTAATGAGAAAATTTAATGGTTATGGTGTAAGCAAAGATATCTTACTGAAAGTTCAAGGAATGGGAGTAAAGAATATCCAAATTAAAACGGACGAAAGGATACTCAACTTTCCAATAGAAAAGTATTTGAACTCAATTCACACTCACACTTACAACGGAAGATTATCAGACTTCAAAGATGATATTCAAATGTTCGTAAATCAAAACGATGGAATACACAACACTAAAATCAACTAAAGAATTAAGAAACAAGCTAATGACTCTAAAATACGAGTTAGGTTTGAAAACAACACACGAAGTTGTCCAATTCTTATATTCAAATTACAAAGATGCAGATAAACTACACCAAGAACAATAAAATAGCAATGAGGAATTTTAATGAAGCTGTCGACTTACACGATATAATTAAACTTCTATTAGTAAGACAACTAAGAAGGAAACACCCAAACATAAATAATTGTCAAATCTATACAGAACATAGTATAAGAGAATTAGATAATAACTTTCCAGATATTCAAATGGTAATGAGAGAAAATTTTAGGAAACCAGTCAATTTCTACAACTATGAATTACAGGAAGCGATGTCACCCCATTGGTTGTCTAAAATGGAAAAAAGATATGAAGACACTAATTTAATTATAGTTAATCTAAAAGAAGTGAAAAAGGAATGGAAGAAGTCCAAAACCAAAGACCCTATAAAATCTTTAAATAAAGTGTTGGAGAAATATGTAGTATGATTTGTGAAAAATGTCAAGAGAAAGCAGAAATGTTATATGAAACTGAACAAGATGGAAAGACTTTAATTGTATGTAAGAATTGTTTTATTAAGATTAAAGGATTTATGAGAAAATCAAAAGGAAAGATAATACACGAAGAAGATAGTTTTAGTCCTTTTAGAAAATGAAGTTTGCTGTTCCGTTATACTTGAAAGTTGGAAAGAAGAATTATTGGCTTAATCAAAATGGATATAGGAATTGGCATTATCATTTATCTAACAAATTGAAATCCACATTCAAAGAACAAATAGCAATCCCAGATAAGAAACTAAATGGAGAAGTAACTCTAATTTATACATTCTATTATCCAAACAAGATAAGGAGAGATATTGGAAATTCATTAGCAGTGATAGATAAATTCACAGCAGACGCTCTAATAGAGAATGGAAATATAGAAGATGATGATTACAAGATAGTTAAGAAGATTATAGGACAATTCGGAGAGATTGATAAGGAAAATCCCCGCTGTGAAGTTGAAATCATAGAAAACTATAAATAGTAGTTACTCGTTAGTAACATATGATTGAAAATCCTTATAGGCATATAGACGATAAACCTAAGAAAAAAGGACATAAAAAAAATAGAATAACCATAGATGGACGAGGAAAAACTTCAAAAGGATATTCAAGAATAGATGCTCTTTCAGACAAAGCAAAAGAAGACATATTAAAGATGAAATCCAAAGGACTTTCTTATGCTGCTATTTCTTCAGAGATTGGATACAAATATAGTGAGAACATTTCCAAAGATATAGTAAGTGCTTATTTCAGAAAGAGAGGACAACAAGCAATTCAAGTGTATAAGGAAGATGAGAAAATGCAATCTAAATTAGCACAACAATATTTTGATACAATTAGTCAAGTAAGAAATCTAAATGAGGAAGGGTGGATGTTGCTATATGATATTAAGAGGGACCCAGAACTCGACCAAAAATCAGTCGATTGCCCACACTGTAAGAAGAAATTCCCAGTCAAAATAAAGTCCTATCAAGTCCAATTAAAGGCGATGGAACATCTTCTAAATCAGATTAAACATGTTGATAGCATATTAGGACGACTTCAAAACAAACAATTAAATGTAACTTATAATGTAGTTGATTTGACTGCTAAACTAACAAAGGTAATGCCTTCCATTTTAAAAAGAATGGAAAACCAAGATGTAATAAAAATAAAAAAGAAGAAATTCGTCAAAGAGATGGGGAAATAGCATTCATAAAATTATCCAGTGCTTGTGAATTTCATATACCTCAATCAATTTTCTTTTCCAATAATCTTCTACATCTTCCGAAGGGCAGATATCTCCAGAGATGTCTAACTCCTTGAAAATTTCTTCTATTCTTTCATCTGTTTTCATTTTCTTTTTACCTCCTTTATCGTGCCTTAATGTATTGGATTATAATCACTATAACCTAATTCATATTCTAATTCTAAAAATTGTTTAGTATCATCATCATTTAAATAATCAATAATATCTAAATTATGTT